ATCATGTTCAGTTCAAACAGTTAGGTGGTGGAAACGTAACTTACGAAAATTATGAAATTGCTCACTTTCGTTTATTAACTGATTCTAATTTTCTGCCATATGGTAAATCGATTATCGAGCCAGCACGTAAAGTTTGGAAACAATTAACTTTGATGGAAGACGCTATGTTAATTAACAGAATTATGCGTGCTCCAGAAAAGCGTATATTCAAAATAGATGTAGGTAATATTCCACCCATGGAAGTCGATACATACATGCAGAAAATTATTAACCAGATGAAAAAGACTCCGTATGTCGATCAACAAACTGGTGAATATAATTTAAAGTTCAATTTACAGAACATGTTGGAAGATTATTTCCTTCCCGTTCGTGGCGGTCAGTCAGGTACGGAAATAGATACTTTAGCTGGAATAGAATTCAATGGTATTGACGATATTGAATATTTAAGAAATAGAATGATGTCTGCATTGAAAGTGCCAAAAGCATTTTTAGGATATGAAGAAGGAATTTCAGGCAAAGCTACTCTTGCTGCTGAAGATGTGCGATTTGCAAGAACCATTGAACGTGTACAAAGAATTATAATTTCAGAATTGCATAAAATTGCAATTGTTCACTTGTTTGCGCAAGGATTTGAAAATGCAGAATTAATTGATTTTGAACTTTCAATGACTTCTCCATCGACTATTTACGAGCAAGAAAAATTGACTTTATACAATACAAAAGTAGATTTAGCTGGGTCAATGATAGAAAAAAAGCTATTTTCCAAAGAATGGATTTATAAAAATGTTTTCAATATGACTGATGATGATCAAAAAATGATGGAACTGGGTCTGATTGAAGATGGAAAAGAAGCGTTTAGATTAGAAAAAATATCTTCTGAAGGAGAAGACCCAGCTAATAAACCAGAAGAAAAGAAAGAGGCTGAAGCTGAAGATGATGAAGCTGAAGGTGGTGACGCCGGCGGTGGCAATCCATTTGAATCAGTAAATTTAAACCTTCAGAAAGAATACGACAAAATGGGCAGGGATATGTCTAAACGAGCCAAAGCTCCGAAAGGAGGATGGCCAGGCGCTGGAAGACCGAAAGAAGCAGTTAAATATAATTCACATGAGCATCCTCGTGGATACGATCCTATTGGAAAAGTATCTTGGAAAAATGCCCGTAATGAATCTATTGAAAAGCGATACGGATTGGAAAAATTAAAGAATACATCTAAAAAATCAATATTAAAAGAGGGATTGTTAGATGAAAATAATTTACTTCCAGATGATTTATAAATAATGCGATAACCTCATATTTATTATTGATAACAAATAAATATTTGAATGAAAAATTTGAAACATTCGAAAGTCAAAAATACAGGAGTACTATTTGAACTTCTTGTACGACAAGTGGCGTCAGATACTTTGAACGACAGAGATTCTAATGCAATTCCAATATTAAAAAAGTATTTTAGTAAAAATACGGAATTGTCAAAAGAACTAAATCTTTATCAAACTGTAATTAAAGAGCAATTTAATAGAGAAGAAAAGGCTACTTCTTTAGTCGAGGCAGCATTGACCGCTCGAAAGCAATTGAATGAGTCAGCATTGTCCAGACAAAAATACAGTTTGATCAAGGAAATCAAAAATAATTACGTTTTAGAAGATTTTTTCAAAACTAAAGTAAGTAATTATCGTATTTTAGCTTCTGTATATAAACTGTTTGAATTTCAAGCAGCTGATAATCCAGCAGAATTTGTAACCAACAAATATGTTATAGTCGAGCATATCACTCGTACTGACAATAGTAAAACTAATCAAATATCAGAAATTAGTTTATTTACGCAACAAAACAAAGATGTACGTATGTTAACGTATAAATTGTTAGTAGATAAATTCAATAGCAAATATTCAGATTTAAATGAAGGGCAAAAGCGTTTACTACGAAATTATATCAATTCAATAACTGAAAGTACAGATTTAAAAGAATTTGTGCAACAGGAATCAAATTCAATAGCTACAGATCTTAAATCGTTAACTAAATCAGTAACTGATAAGGTAGTGCGAATTAAATTGAAGGAAGTTACAAATTTGTTATCTGAAATTGCAAAATCTAAAACAGTTAAAGATAATCATATTTTATCTTTGCTACGTTATCATGAATTAATTAAAGAACTTAAAAAAGCGTAACATATGGCAAACCCTATATCTGGACCTTATTTATATACGCCCGTGCCTTACCATGCGTCAGGCCATGGCCAATTTAATCGAGTAGTTCTAGCAGCTGCTACGTTTTACGCTACAGGATCAAACGCATACCCAGCAGCTTTTTACGTTTCAGGTTCAGGCGATGCCACTGTTACATTGATCAATGGAGGCTCGATTACAGTTAATGGGTCTGATCGAAGCGTATTTGAAATGAGCGTAGCTACGGTTACCGCCGGCACAGTATATTTACTTTATAGCTAATTTATGTCTGCATTTCTAGATAATATTAAAAAGCAAATGATGAACGAAAACGCCATTGGCGTTAAAGAAGATTTCTACATTGAAATTTCAGTTCGTGACGCTCGTAAAGCAATGGATATCATACGAGATATACCATATTTCAAAGATTTAGAGCAATATGGTTCTAATGTATATGCTACTAATGATGAAGAGCAAATTCAAGAGCTTTTAACAGTTTTAGAAGATAATGGTATTGAAATAATTGACAGCATCACTGAAATGTCGACTACAGGTAATGTAGCAGGATATCAAACTCCATATGCATTCGGTAAGCAGGACGATGAAGATATTGAAATTTTAGGATATAAAAAAGTAAAAACTTCAGAGTCAAAGTTTATGTCACTTTCAAAAAGTCTTTATCTAAATGAAGCTTCATATCATACATATAAAAAAGATCCAAGCATTTCTCCTAAAAAGAAAGTAAACCAATCAATATCTGAAATTAATAAACGACTTCGCGAAATCGAACGCGTTGTAAATCATAACGTGCGATTGAAACAGGAAATGGGAGTAAACTCAGGACAATATTGGAAATCTTCTCAAGGCAATTTAGTAAAAATTAGCGAAAGGTTATTGAGAATTTCAAAACAACTTAAAGAATTAGCATCGTAACATGGAAAAGAAACTATTAGTAGACGTAATAACGTTTAATGTAACTCCGGAAATGGTCAATGAGTCCATGGAGAAAAATAATGGACGATTAATCGTTAAAGGAGTATTACAGCGAGCCGAAGCAAAAAATCAAAATGGTCGAGTATATCCTAAAGAGATATTAATGCGCGAAGCAAAAAAATATTCCGACGTTAACATCAAAGAAAGAAGAGCTTTAGGAGAGTTAGATCACCCAGATTCTTCAGTAGTAAATTTAAACAATGTATCACACAACGTCGTTGAAATGCATTGGGCAGGAAATGATTTAGTTGGCACAGTAGAAGTTTTATCGACACCAGCCGGTAATATTCTTAAAGAACTATTTCGCAGCGGAATTAAATTAGGAATTTCTTCTCGTGGTATGGGGTCTGTTAAACAGTTAGGCGAATCGGAAGTGCAAGTGCAAGATGATTTTGAATTAATTGCATTTGATTTTGTTTCCAATCCATCGACTCATGGTGCATTTCTATCACCGATACATGAATCTGTAAACAAATCTAATACTATTGCATCAAGTAAATATGATGCTGTTAATCGACTTATTACTGATATTTTAACAGATATTAAATAATACATCATGTCTACATTTACTCCGGTAGTACCGACATCGCCACCCCAATCTAATTCAGCACAGACCCCAGCGGCATTGTCCTTGGAAGCTAGATTTCGTGCTAGTCAATACAACCGAGCAGATGCAATATACGATTTAGCTTCTAGATTAAACGTTTCGGATACTTCAAAATTAAATGTCGATGCAATTCCAGAAAGATATGCAGGTACTTCTGGACCTGCACGTTCATTTGCACGTGCCAGCGACCCGACGATATCAAACTTAGATGTTGATTCAATTCCTGTACAATCTCAGATCGCCGGAAGATTTTTTCCTACGGTTCCAGTCGATCAAACCAGACTCGACCGATCTGAATTTTCTGGTACAAAACCTACTCCCTATGCAGGTACGACAGGTGCTGCGCGGTCATTTGCTCGAGCAAAAAACCCTGCATTATCAAAATTAGATATTGATTCAATTCCTGCACAATTCAATGTAAACAGTCGTTTATCAGGATTACCTTCACAGGCATCGAAATTAAATATCGATTCAATTCCAGCGCGATTCAATGTAACCAGTCGTTTATCAGGATTGCCTTCGCAAGCATCAAAATTAGATCGTGACGGAATTCCATCAAGATATGCACCTTAACCATATTTATATAAAATTATTTTACAATGAACAAGCAGCAATTACAAAAACTTATTATACGCGAAATTCGCAGTGTATTAACTGAAGAGTTTATTGAGCCTTCCGAGCAGATACTTAAAGGAGCAATGGCAACTTTTAAGCAGAATACAGGAATTAATACTACTTTACCAACTTTGCAATCTAAAAGTAAACGATATGACACTGGCAATTACAGTATTGATTTAACTGCAGAACTTCGTAGACCGCTTTGGATGGCAATATTCAAAGACATTTCATTGGACATAGAAGTATCAAATTTAAAAGATAACATAGGGGGATATTCATTTTCCTATTCTGTTTCATGGAATCATACTCGTGGCGGGTCAAATGGTTATAGATTAGGAACTATTTTTTACAGTAACAACAAATACACTTGGAGAGAAGGATAATATGCCGTATGTATCTAGAAAGCAAGGAAACAAATACGTTGTATACAAAAAGAAATCCGACGGAACTCCAGGAGAAAAAGTTGGGGCTACTAAAGGTACAAAAGAAGCATTGAAAAAATATTTAGCAGCGTTACACGTTAATGAAATTAATTACAATATGAAACCAATTAAATTAGCAGACTTAGTTTTAGAAAATGAAAATGCCATGCAGCTCATGAGTACAGAACAGAAAAAGGCATTTTTAGAATCTGTATATCGATTTGCAGAACATTCTAAATCAATTTACAGGACACATTCTATTAAAGAAACAGCTCGTTATTTAGGAGAGCTTATTGAAGCTGCATCGCAATTAACTTTGTCTGAAACGGAAGATTGGTTTGATAAAGTGACTGTTAATCGTCACATGAAGCACTTAAACGAAGCGTATAAAATTTTCGAAAAAACAGCTGCTGAAATGGAAACGCTGCAACAGCGTCTGGAAGCTTCGTATGACGATATCGGAGAAACGCTTTCAAAGTATTATGATGTTAATGGAATGGTTACAGAAGCCGACGGTAAAGATTATCAGAAATTTTTTCAAAAAGCCATGAAAAAGTTCAAAGTAGATTCTCCATCTGATTTTGAAACCGATTCTCAAAAGAAAAAGTTTTTCAAGTATATAGATAAAGGATATACGTCTAAAGAAGAAAAACGATGATTTTAACATTACACGAACAAAAATTAATTACCAAACGTGTACTTCAAAGTGAAAACGCGACTTTAACAGAAGCAGAACATAATATTGATCTGCAAAATGAAATTAAAGCAAATTTGCGTTTTTACAATGAAGTAAAAAAAGGTTTTTGTATAAATGAATCGGCTACGCGATTTATTAATGAAGCAGGTCTTATTTCAAGCGTCTTAGATGTAATAGGTGGTATTAAAGATTTTCTAACAGGATCTAAATTAGTCAAAGATGTAGTAGCGTATTTAGAAAAAATTATAAAGCCGATCATCGAGAAACTTAAAAAAGTAGCATTGAAATATGTTCCCAAGCCAATTAGAAATGTCGCTACCGGAATAGCTACCGGCTTTTCAGATGGTGCTGAAGCATTAGCACAGTTTGTTAAAGCAGTATATGAAACACTTTCATATAAAGGATTAGCAAAATTATTTGCTATGATTCGTTATCGTACATGGCGACCAACAAAAGAACAAAAAGCATGTATGTTAGCGGTCGCAAAACAAGTATATAAGTATATATTAATATTTTTAGTGGTAGCGTTTATCATTAAAATGATAATGATATTCTGGCCCGCTATTGTCTCAGCACTTGCGGTAGCCAAAACGGCTACGTCAGTCGGAGCTTCAATTGCTATGTTTAGTAAATATATTGGAGTAACGTTAGCCTCAGTAGGCATTAAAGCTTTATTAGTTAAAATATTTAGTTCTATTAGTGCTGTACTAAAAACTAAAGATATAAACACACTTAATAAAGAAATTAAAGCTCATACTATGGAAGAATTGAATACTAATAAAGCTACTTTTAAAGATTTATGGAATAAGTGTCCATTGCCAAATAAAAAATCTCCGACAGAATCTCCGACAGGATCATAATATGATTCTTAATACAAGCTCGTATTAACTCGACATAAACTTATTAATTTAAGAAAAAATTTTCAAAAAAGCAAAGGTTTTGTAAACTTCCTCTATATTTATTTTAGAACGCACAATACCTTGTGATAATTTATCCACTATACAAGGTGCTAGAGTAATTAACCCACTATTAAGAATTTGAATATTCTTATTTCCGATTAAAATTTAATAAGAGGACTATGAAAGATTTATTAAAAGAAGCTATCGCTGACGCCAAAGCTGTACGCGAAACTGCTTTAGCCAATGCTAAGCTAGCTCTAGAAGAAGCTTTTACTCCAAGATTGCAATCAATGATTTCTGCTAAACTTTCTGAAGAAATGGACGAAGAAGAGCCAATGGAAGAAGAGGAAGAAATGCATGCATCTGAAGAGGAAATGCCAACTCCAGAACCAGCCGAAGCAGAAGCTGAAGGGGACGATGACATGATGGATGACGATGATAGCGAAGAAATGGACGAAATGGATGAAGATGACTTGGATCTAGATGAAATCATCCGCGAGCTAGAAATGGCCGAGGAACTTGATTCATCAGACATTGGAACCGGAGACAACAAAGTCGACGACTTAGAGGCTGACACCGATTATGACGACGATTTGTTTGCTGAAGGAGAAGATGAAATGATGGATGAAGATGAGGAAATCGATATTCAGGAAGTTATCCGCGCTTTACGTGAAGAAGACGACGACGAAATGACTGAAGAAGGAATGAAGCGTCGTAAGAAAAAAATGATGGAAATGGATCATGAAGAAGAATCAATGGAAGAAGCAGAACATGGTGAAGAGCTTGAAGAAGCTTACAACGTTATTCGTTTCTTAAAAGGTAAAATCAATGAAGTTAATTTGTTGAATGCCAAACTTCTTTATTCCAACAAGTTGTTCCGTAACTTCTCATTGAATGAGTCTCAGAAAATGAAAGTTATTGAAAACTTCGATCGTGCATTTAATTTGCGTGAAGTGAAACTTGTTTATTCAACATTAGCCGAATCATTTAAAAGCCCAGCTGTTGCTAGAAAAATAGTAAGAGAATCATTTGCTTCGAAGCCTGTCGCTTCAACTAAACCTGCAAAGCAAGTGATTTCAGAAGGTGCTGATTTAGCTAACCGTTTTCAGAAATTGGCAGGTCTAATTAAATAACCCTTTAAACTAACGAACATGTCATTACAAACTATCTTAAATGAAAGTAATTCGTTGATCCGTCGTCAAATGGACGAAACTAAAGGACTTGTTTCTAAATGGAACAAAACCGGTCTTTTAGAAGGATTGTCTAACGAATATGAACAGCATGGTATGGCAATCATGCTTGAAAACCAAGCCAAACAATTAGTAACCGAGGCTAACTCAACCGGTACTGCATCTAACTCAGAGCAGTGGTCAGGTGTAGCTCTTCCATTGGTTCGTCGTGTATTTGCAGAAATCGCTGCTAAAGATTTCGTATCTGTACAGCCTATGAACCTTCCTTCAGGTCTTGTATTTTACATGGACTTCAAATATGGAACAGCTCAGCCAGGATTCCAAACTTCAGTGTTGAATAACTCAAACACTCCGTCAAACGGTGATTACCAAAATAACTCTGTATTTGGTATTACTACTACTACCGGCGATGCTTCTGAAGGTCTTTATGGAGCAGGTCGTTTTGGTTATTCCATCAACGACTCTATTCAGTCGATTAACGCTTCTGGTTCATTTTCACCAACTTCTACTCAAGCTCGCATTTCAACTGCTTTAGATGGAGACACTGATGAAGATGAATTTAACTACGATTCTAAGTTTATTGCTGCGTATTCAGCTTCTATCGCTGCCGATCACTTCAAGAAAGTAACCGTTGCAGTGGCTGCATTAACTCGTCCAGACTTAGAAGGAGTTCGCGCTTATGCAATTACCGGTTCAGGTATTTCTGCTTACTTCCCTCAATTCACTAAAAACATTAACGATACTACAATTACATTTATCGTTTCTGGTTCAACATCGGAAACCGCTTCACAGTCTTCAGTAGCTGTACGTTATCAGACTCAGCCTACCGATACTACTCGTGGTGATTTTGAAGATACTTCTGGTGGTAACTCTGACATCAACATTCCTGAATTGAATGTTGAATTGAAGTCTGAGCCGATTGTCGCTAAAACTCGTAAATTGAAAGCTATTTGGTCTCCTGAGTTCGCTCAAGACTTAAATGCTTATCACTCGATTGACGCTGAAGCTGAATTGACTTCTATGCTTTCTGAATATATCTCTCAAGAGATTGATTTGGAGATCTTGGATATGTTGATTCAAAATGCAGTAACTGAAGAAAAATGGTCTGCACGCATTGGATTTGAATACGATGCTAGTACCGATCAATTTTCAACCACTGGTGCTTTCACTGGTACTGCATACAACCAAGGTACTTGGTTCCAAACTTTAGGAACTAAAATTCAAAAGGTATCTAACAAAATTCACCAGAAGACAATGCGTGGTGGTGCTAACTTCCTAGTTTGCTCTCCAGACGTTGCAACTATCCTAGAATCTATTCCTGGATATGCTGCTGATACTAACGGTGATAAAATGCAGTTTGCAATGGGTGTGCAGAAAGTAGGTTTACTTAACAACCGCTTTACCGTGTACAAGAACCCATATATGACTGACAATGTAATCTTGTTAGGTTACCGTGGTGCTCAATTCCTTGAGACTGGTGCAGTATATGCTCCATACATTCCATTGATCATGACTCCATTGGTATACGATCCAACCAACTTTACGCCACGTAAAGGGGTAATGACTCGTTACGCCAAGAAAATGGTTCGTCCAGAGTTTTATGGAACAATCAAAGTACATGGATTGAATTACGTTTAATTTATATACTTAATATAAAGGTAAAGGGGCTTCGGCCCCTTTTCTTTTGTAGAGTAATATTGTTTTGAATATTGAGTGATATTTATAATAAATCAAGTTATATGAATACAACAGACACGAAAACAGTAAACACTGCAAAGCGAAAGCCAAAAGGTCCTATTAAATTTGCTATTCAATTAAATGAAGAGCAAAAAACAGCAAAGTCAGAAATACTTGATAATACAGTAACACTGTTGAAAGGTCAGGCAGGATCTGGTAAAACGCTATTAGCGTGTCAAATTGCTTTGGATTTGTTTTTCAATCGTCAAATTGAAAAAATAATTATCACTCGACCAGTAGTTGCAGCTGCAGATGATATTGGATATCTGCCAGGTTCCATGAAAGAAAAAATGGACCCATGGTTAGCCCCTATCTATGCAAATTTATATATGCTATACAATAAAGATGTCATTGATAAAATGGTCGAGGCACAAGATATAGAAATACTTCCGTTCGCATTTGTACGGGGTAGGACTTTTGTAAATTCGGCGGTCATTGTCGATGAAGCTCAGAACGTTTCCAATTTACAAACGGAAATGATTATTGGTCGTTTAGGGCTTAATTCAAAAATGATATTTTGCGGCGACACTGCGCAAATAGATTTGCGTAATAAAAAAGAATCAGGAATTGATTTTTTTAAAATTTTAGAATCAAGAGTTTCCGGAGTCAAGGTAATTGTATTAAAAGAAAACCATAGACATCCTATAGTTCCGGAAATTTTATCTGTTTATAAAGAATATGATCGATGAACATAGAAACACACTTTGCAGAGCAATTAGTAAAATTTCAAAAGAAATTTGAACTGAATACTGTATATTCCAATCCATATCATACTGCATTTATTCAGACAAAAGATACGCAGTTAAGTATGGAACAACAAAAGAAAAAAGTTTCTGAAGGAATTCCAAAAACTAAATAATTATTATAAAAGAAATGGCAATCACTATTCCAATATGGCCGGGATCGAGCAGTTTTTCTGCAGGGCAAACACAATTTTTCTTTTTCGATTCAGATACAAGTTTTCAGACTGATGCAGATCGAGTAGCATCGTGGTGTGCTACGAGGCTAGGATATCCTTTAAGCGACGTTGAACTACAATCTAAACATTTCTATGCATGCTTTGAAGAAGCGGTGTTAGAATATTCCAATCAAGTAAATCAGTTTAGTATTCGAGACAACATGTTTCAGCTGCAAGGTACTCCGACAGGATCTAGCTTGACAGGCAAACCAGTTGAATCTCATTTAGGAAGATTGGTTGGCCTATCAAAACATTATGGAACGGAAGCTGGCTCAGGTGGATATTTGACGTATAAAACAGCGTCAATGGACATTGTAGAAGGAACGCAAGTATATAACATTCCAGATTTCAGTTTTGAATTAGCAACTGATTCTACTAAAGATATTGAAGTGCGAAAAGTGCTTCATTTTCAGCCGCCAGCCATTGTTCGTTATTTTGATCCGTTTGTCGGAACAGGGTTAGGGTCGCAACAGTTACTAGAAAATTTCGGTTGGGGAAGTTATTCTCCAGGTGTATCATTTTTAATGATGCCTATATATGCAGATTTACTTCGTTTACAAGCTATTGAATTTAATGATTTAGTACGTAGGTCAGGATATTCATTTGAAATTACAGGAGATCGATTTAGAATATTTCCAGTTCCTACATACGATTTCAAACTGTTTATACATTATACAACCGTTGAAGATCGTTCCAATTTAAATGCGAATATTCCTAATAATTTAATAGGAGATTTTTCCAATGCACCTTATACATTACATCAATATCGATACATCAATCCGGCTGGAAGACAATGGATCTATAAGTATACACTCGCACTTAGTAAGGAAGTACTCGGTAATGTACGCAATAAGTACGGTAGTATTCCAATACCAGGTTCCGAAGTCACCTTAAATGGTGCAGATTTAGTACAGCAAGGTCAAACAGAGCAGACTGAACTAATAACGCAATTGCGAGAAAATTTAGATGCAGTTTCTCGACAAGCGCAATTAACGAAGATGACTGAAGAAGCAGAAAATATTCAGTCTCAGTTAAACAAGGTTCCGCTCCCTATATATATTGGATGACAATGGCATTATTTGGATCAGCACGCGACGCTTCATTAATTAGATCTTTGAACAGGGAATTGCTTCAAAGATGGATTGACACTGAAGTATTAGTATATAAAATCAATTTGAATTCTACAGCTACTAATTTATACGATGAAACAGACAGTAAAGCGTATGATGCTCCTGTACTAATTCATTCATTGGTTACTTTAGATGATTCGACTTGGCAAAATGAAGAATATGGGCTTGATACAACGCAAACTGCGCAATTTGCTTTTCTTCTTGATGATTTAGTAGATAAAGATGTTCGCCCTGAAGTAGGAGACGTAATCGAATATAAATCTAGATTTTTTGAAATTGATGGAGAAAATGAAAACCAATACCTAGCTGGTAAGAATCCTGCCAATTGGCAAGGAGGAGATTCTCATGGGTATAGCGTATCTATAATTTATACCGCTCATATGACTCGACAGTCTCAATTAAATATTATTCAAACTCGTTTTGGTAATTCAGTTTCAATTAAAGATGCAACGTTGCCGAAAAATTTATAATAAATGAAAGTTAGAAAACCTACTCGCACTGAATCAACATTTACTAGCAATGCGCAAGTTAAAGTAAATGAAGGGGCTTCAGACTTTCAAATTCGATCAGGCATTCGGCCAATCAATGTAGCGTTATATGATGTAGATTATGCAGTAAAGTGGCATTTAGAAACGAAAATTGCTCCTACTATTATAGAAAATCAAGCTATTTTACCTGTGCCTGTTATTTTCGCTGCAGGAGAAAAATGGACAATGATACGAAAGCATGGATATCTTCGTGATAATCAAGGCAAGCTTCTTACTCCGTTAATTGTAATCAGAAGATCTTCTATTTCAAAGCGAGAAGATATGCAAGATGTAAAAGTTTTGGAAACGGCAGACGCTCGAATGACTTTTGAACGAAGATATACAAAATCTAACAAATACGATAGATTTTCGCTTTCAGGTCAAAGTCCAGTAAGAGAATTTTATTCAGTTGATGTACCGAAATTTGTACAGGTAGAATATGAATTGTTAATTTGGACAAACAACACTCAACAGCTAAATGAAGTCGTTGAACAGTTAATGTGGTGGGACGGTAAAGCATTTGGTGATACTTACAAATTTATTACACACATTGAACCACCGACATTTGAAACGATTAACAATCCTGGTGACGATCGAATTGTTCGCGCTAATATGTCTATGCGAACCAAAGCTCATATATTAAGTCCGAAAGGTCCAAATGCACCTGCAATTTACAAACTTACTCCGGTAAATCGAGTACAGTTTGGTATTGAAGTTGATACTGTTCTCGATACTGGACAATCTACAGTTGGTCAGGCGCCAGTAACGCAAACAAGTTCACCTTCGGTACCGTCAGGTCCAAGCTCAACGACAGTATCTAGTCAAACTGTCGTGTATTTGAGTACAAACAATCAATTAACAGGTACGGTATTAAATGCTACGACTGTATCATTTTCATCAGGTTGGCTAACGGCTCCTGGTACTTTACCTGCTACTAGCGTCGATAATTTTACGTTTTTTGTCAATGGTATATTTGTAGAAAAAACTGCAATTGTATCTTTTACTCAATCGTCTAACGTAAGTACATTAGTAGTCAATACGACAAATTTAGGTTATACATTAGATGTGTCTGATGAAGTAGTTGGAATTGGTAAATTTATTAACAAAGATAATTTAGCATAATGGGTAAGCCTAGGTTTGAACAGTTATTTGGAGTATTGAGTTCTGATACAACAGGCCCGCAAACTATATCAGGATCTTTAACTGTTAATGATGTATTAGTAGCCACTGAATTTTCAGGCTCGGGTGCAGGATTGACAAACATTCCAGCTTCTGCAATAGTAGGCAATTTAGCTTCGCAGTGGATTCTAAACAATACTACATTATATACTTCACAGAGTTATTTAGTTTCAGTAACAGGTTCATTGACAGTTAATAGCAATGAATCAAGTCCATTTATAATAACTAGATACAGTAATGGCCAAGAACTATTCAAAGTATCGTCATCAGGTATTGTACAATTTTACGTACACGATAGTATACCGACAGGAACAGTTGATCCTGGACAAGTATATTTTACTACTGAATCTTTTTATGTAAGTTTAACGTAAATTTCTAGTTAT